AACTTAAAATACCAATTAGGAACATCTTCCATTTCTCCACCAATAAAAACTCTTTTTTTACCTAATATTAAATTAAGTAAGTTATCATCAATAGGGTGTGTAAATTTAATTGTTTCGGGTAACAACCTTGCTCTTTCCATATTCCTAACAATAATAGGTTCTTTTTCTGAAACTGCTTGTGATTCCCCAATGTATTGTGTAGATAAATTAATGTTAGAATTAGTTGACGCTAAAGACACTTTATTACTCATATATACATCGTGTTCAAGTCCCGCTCGTAAAACCCATTCGTGACGTTTTAAGCAACGTTTAGGTGTAAACCTCCAACTTCTATAACTATCTGGGTTGCTTATTCCCGTTGGTGCTTGTGCTAAAACATCTTGCCAATCTAATTGTTCATATATATAATTATTATCAAGAGTAGGTGTTTTTAAATCTAACAACCAAAGATTATTGTCCCCACTACTATCCTCTTGTTCATTTAACCACCAAAGTTTTCTCCGTAATTCCTCCATTCCAATATCATCACTCCTATATTTTGATTCTTTGTCATATTTATTGTCGGTTTTCATTAAAGGTAATGTATATTTAGCTTTAATATTAGGCTCATCTAAACCTATTCCTAATTCATAATTACCACCCTTTGTTGCGCCTATTGTTGCTGATGAAATAAACATTTTAGGCTCTATAACTCTTGACACATTAGTTATTTGATTTGGTAGTTTAACGGATACAGAATCTTGATAAAAATACTTTAATTCCTCAACCCTTACTCTTTGTCCGTATTGGGAGGATTCAATTCCTAATCCTACATTAAATATTGATTGTAATGATTTAATGTAATCCTTAAAACTTGTTGTTATTGATTTATATAATAAATTACTTTCGTTAAAATTTCTTAAAGCAAACCCGTGAATTACTCCCGTATTACCAGCTTCACCCGTTACCTTGTAATTGTAATCTTGGTAAATAGGAGTAACTCCCGTAGTTGGAGTTGGATAATTATCTATGTTTCTTCCTAAAAACTTAGAATAAAACTTTTGTTTTTGACCAGTCATTATTTCTAACAACCTTGAGCCTATGTCATTTAAATGTGAAAATCTATATTTTGTTCCATAATCTTGATAATAATCTATATTTTCAAGCTCTATTTTATATCCATTAGAGGGTAATTGATACCTAAGTAAAGGAACTGCTCCGCCATAAGTATTGTTATCTTTGCGTGTCATTACAAATTCTAAAGACCAAGCGGTTTTGTAATCATTTTCGTCTAATGCCGTAAGGTTAATTTCCTTATAATCATTAATAGGTGATTGCATAGCATAACTTGTGTTGTTTACGTTAAAAGCACCATCTTTAACGTATTCATTATTTGATTCATCAAATTTCCATCTTTGAACAATAAGATATAAGTTTTGGTCTGATAATGCGTATGGGAATGAATTATTTATAAAATCAAATTGTAAGTTATCAATAGTTATTTTTAGTGTTGTTGTTGCAAACAATAATCTATCTAATGAATCGTTATAAAAAAAAGTTGATTGTACTCCTAATTTATCTGAAAAATCATATACAACATCATTAATCTCAACGTGCCTTTTAAATCCTTTTGTCACAAATTGTGTTGGTATTGACCATCTTCTATCATACCTACTCCCATTTGTATCATTTGGATATAGCAATGCTTCTTCCGAAGAATTTAAATTAACACTTTTACCATTTGCGCTTATATCCCGACCTTTTATTGTCATTTCTTGTTGACCAAAAAAACTTAAATCTCCATCTAGACTAAACCCAGAATAACCAATACTTTCTTTTCTATTTAATTCAAATTCGTCACTTTCGTGTGATTTTAAAACATCCTCTAATTCATCCGATTTAAAATTTATTTCAACAATACCATCTTTTTCTTTTAATGTGTTAAAATCAGCTAAACCCCTATACCTTTCTTCCCAAGCAATATCATTTATATCAGATGTATATTGACTTGTGTTGTAAACTTTGTTTTTACGTAATGTATATTTTATTAAATACATATTAGTATTCAAACCACCCTTTTCATAAGAACTATTTATAAAGTCTTTTGATTCTCTTGTAAATTTAAGCGCATTAGTGAATTGCGTTGTAATACCGTGATATTTTGTATTTCTTACAATTTCTAAAGAATCCTCATCCCAACCACCTGGACTTTTATCTAAGACCAATGTTTCTTGATTTTCGTATTGCAATACAAATCTTACGTAATCACTATTTTCATTTCTAGTATCTGACATCTAATTCCAAGTTGATGATTGTTCCTTATAACTATTTTGTTGGTTTAGTACCGAAACATTGTTATTTATCTTTGCACGTTTAAAACCCTTATCTATTGCCTTTTCTATACCATCGTAATTAGCATCATTTTCAATAATTGCGCCACCCGTGTATAAATTCATTAACATAGACTTTTTCATCATATCGTCATAATCTTTATGTATTATATCACCTTTCTGTAGATTAACAAAAGCGTTTGCATTATCCGTTGATAATATACTACCATTTCTTTCGATATATTCCTTATTGCCACCATCATTTATTAACGCAAGACCATCGTGACCCATTACACCACCCGTTGCAAAACTTGGTATAGGTGTTGCAAGTATTGTGGCTACTTCAAGAGCTCCTATTGCAGCGGTAATTACCGCGAGTGCTAGACCAGTACCTGGACCCGCCGTAAGAGCAGATGATACAGCTAAAGATGTATTTATTATTGCGTTTTGTACAGCTAGAGCTTTTTGAAACTTAGCTTGTTTAACTTGTTCTCTTTTCTTTTTTCTTTCTAATTCCTCTAATCTTAAAGCTTTATTTCTTTCAATTATTTTTGTTTCTTCCTCATCATCTTTAGCAAGTTCTAATAATCTATCATACTTTTCGGTTTCCGCATCTATTTCTTTTTGAATGTTATCAATCCTACGTTCAAATACAGCATCACCTAAATCGCCAATAGCATTCATTACCTCTTGACCTTTTTTCGCCCAATACTCTAAATCCTCTTTAGGTCTTATAGAGCCAGGGTCTTGTTTCATACCACCTAAAGCTTTTATTTGTTTTTGAATTGAATCAACAGCGTCAAAATTCTTATTCGCACGTTGGACTTCTTGAATTGCTTTTAAAATTCTAATTTGATTATCAATTTCAGCATTTGCCAATTCCGTTTTTAAAACTAATAATTCTTGTTGTAATTTAATATCTTCTTTACTACCCTCGGCTATTTCTTTTCTTCTATTCTCTATTGCAACAACCTTTTCTTGATTGTCAAGCTTTATTTGGTCAAGTTCTATTTTACCAAGAGCTTTAGCGTTATTAATTTGAATAACTCCTTTATCATTGTCTATATCTAATAATTTATTTTGATATGTTTGTTCAATAGCGTTAAGTTCATCATTGTATTTTTTTGATATATTTTTTTGTGCTATTTTAAAGTTTGCAAGTTGTTCTAACTTAACACTATAATTAACATCACCCTCCTCAACATCATCAAATCTTGAATTTGATTTTTCCCAAGTAGCTAATTCATCAGTCATTTTTTCTTTTGCCTTAATCCCCGCTTGAATCATTTCTAACTTTACTAAAGCTTTTCTATCTTCAATAAGATTTTTTAGAGCAGTTTCCCTAACAATTGAACCCGTTAGTTCATTGTCTAATAATATTTTATTTACTTTTATTTGTTGCTTAGTTAATAGTATAGCTTTTTCTAAACTTAAAATATAATCTTTTGCTTTTTTTGCAGTTTTTTTGGATTTATCAGTTTCAGAATCATCATCTATTGTTGTATTAATCCCTTTAGATTCTGCTAATTCTTGCGTAACTACTAATTGCTCAGCTGCCCTAATAAGCGCTTTCATTTCATCCGATTGTTTATCAAAAAAGTCTTGATAATTTTGTTCTGGGTCATCCCCAAAAATAGCACTAGCAAGAACACCGCCAGGATTATTACTAGCAACTGCTTTAACGTATTCTAATACTTTTACAATTCCATCTTGACCAACTTTCCCCATATCTGCAACTGTTTTTTTTGCTTGCTCAAGTGCTTCTTTATCTCGTTCTAAATTAGCTAAAGCTTCAATATGTTTTAATTGTGCTTTTTTCTTATCTATTTTAACAACAGCTGCAAGCACTATGTTTATTTCTTTTTCTTTTGCATCATATAAATCTTTTAATCTTATTTGTTCAGTTTCATTTAATTCAACAGATATTTGTTGTTGAATTGCAAGCAATTCTTTTGCATATTTTTCTTGCAATCCCATTAATCTTTTTCTTCTAAAAATATCATTTTTCATTAATTCATCAGCGTTGTTGTTATATTCGTCCATTATTTCGCCACTTACTATTCCTTGTAACAATCTAACAGTTTGTTCAGTATTTGAAAAAGCAAAATTAAAAGAATTCAACATATTTGTAAGAGCCCCCGTTATTGCATTAGTGCTTTTTGAAAACACACCATCACCCTCTACAACAGTAAGTATTAAACTATCCCAAGCACCCTTTAATTTATTAACGGCTGTTTGCATATTTTCTATTTTTTCCGTTTTATCAATACCATACGCAACTTCTAATGCTTTTGCGAAATTAGGTAAAACTTCTGCCGAAAGAACCTCTCCTTTTTTCATCATCTTATCTAACTCCTCTAAACCAACCCCCATTGATGCTGCCATAATACCTACCGCGCCTGGCAACCTTTCACCTAATTGCCTTCTTAATTCCTCCGTGGTAACCTTTCCTTTGTTTAACATTTGTTCTAATGCTAAATAAATACCCTTTAGTTCGTCCGTTTTTAATCCTAATAATGCGCTTGCTTTTGTAACACTTTGAAATATAGCTTTTGTTTCAAGCATTGTAAGTCCCGATAGTTTTGCAGCTGTTCTAAACTTTAACCAACGTTCTGATGTTACACTAATTTGCGCACCAAAATTTTTATTTAATTCAAGTAAAAATTGCATAGACCTTCCCGCTTCCCAAGATGCCTTTGATGTAAATTCTAAAGCTAACCTTAATGAATCAAAACTAACAGCTAAATTAAAAATATTTTTAATTACACTTGTAAGAACTGAAAAAGTCGCGATAATACCCATCATTATACCAATTCCCTTTTGCATAGACGCAAAGAAACCTACCGATGCTGTTTTTGCTTTCTTTTTAGATGCCGTATTTCTATTATTAGCATTTGTATGTTTATTTAAAGCGGTAGTGTTTTTATTAATTGCTCTTGTATTTGCTCTTTTGTTTCTTGAACTTGTTTTTGTTAAATCCGCATTACGTTTAATTGCATTTGAATTTACGGTTAATCTTTTTGAATTTGTTTTAGTTATACTTGAATTTCTTTTTAATTCACTATTAAGAGCGGTAAACCTTTTGCTCATTGTCTTAATAGCTCTTTGCAAGCTGTTTATATCCGATTTTAGAGAAGTAAAAGCAGTTGCGTTAGCCTTACCAACTTTAGACATTGATACATTTAATCTTTCTATTTCTTTGATTAAGGTTTTTACTGATGTTATTGCAGATTCAGCATTTACACTAATTTTAGCCATATTAATTTTTATTTATTGCATCAGCTTTTTGCTTATATGCCTCGTTTAAATTCAACCATCTAATCATTGTTGTTGTTTTTGGTTCAATTTTATATCCTAATTCTAAACCAGTTTCAAGTAATAAACATTGCTTATCTAATGATTTTTCAATATTATCGTTATCACTTTCGTCCGATGTTTTGTTATTTAATTTAGCTTTTCTTTTTAATTTTGCAATTTCAATATTTGCTTTATTAACTAAAGATGTTGCTCTTGTTTTTATTTGTTTTATATTTTTGTGTGTGATTGGACTTTTATAATTAAAATCATTGAATTGATTTAAGACCAATATAGCTTCTTCATCGTGTGTGTTTGAAAAAACTAACAATGCACTATCTATACATTGTTTTTTGCCCATCAGGTAGGTAACTTTTGCTTTAGATTTTTCGTCTTGTAGTTGTTCTTTTGTAAAAGATAAAGCTAAGTATTCGTTTTGTATGTCTGTAAAAGTAGTAAGTAAACTGTTCTTTTGCAAACTTACTTTGGTATTTATTTCAAATTCGCTTAAAGTATAGTATTCTTTGTGTAAATATTTAATGTTTTTTTTTGAATCTGATAATATTTTGAAAAAATTTAAAACGGGTATTTCATTTAATGTTTTGTAATAACTCATATTTCTTCTTTAATATCTATTTTATTAATTTTACTTACCAACTCTTCCATAAATTTTTCGGTAATATTATCCGCCATTACTACCTCATCTTGACTTAATTCTAATATATCATCACCATAACCACCCATATTTTTTTCACCATCTATAAGTAATTGTGTTTTAGAGGGGTCTGTAGAATCTAATAATAAATCAACACCCTCCCATCTAAGAAAAAGCGACTTATACCAATTGCCTTTATCTCTTAATGTAACGTTTGATGTTTTTGTATCCCTACCATCACGCCCTTTTTTTTTCATTTCTATTGTAGCGGGAGCATAAGTTCCAAGGGATGAGCCAGAACCATCAATACCCCTATATAAACGTAATTTAACAGCCCTAAGAATACCTCCTTTTAAATAAATATAGTCTTTTAATTTTTTGTCTATATCTTTTATATTGTCTTTTAGTAGCTTATTATATTCTTGTATATTCATATATGCAAAAGTACAAAAAAAATCCACTTGAAATTAATCAAGTGGATTTACATATTAAAACATTAATTATTAAGCTACTACTGTTGCAGTTAATAAAGGTGTTGCACGGTATAATACATTTGTTAAATCCGTTACATCAACATTTAAAGACGCATCCCATAAACCAAGACTTACTACATCCCCAGTACTAATTGAAGATATTGTAAGTACATAAGTTCCATCAGGAGTTTCATTAACGGTTGGTACTACCGTTGCGCCATTAACTTTAAGTATAAAGTTCCCTGCCAATAATCCAATCACTTTAGTATCGTGGTCAGAATTTAATAAAGCAGTAACAGATAATGTAGTATCACTATTAGATGGTGCTACTGTAAAATCTAAATCTACACCATTAACCGTTGGTACATCTTCCGCGTAAAAATCCAATTGACCCGCGTTTAAAACAGCGTAATTAACATCCCATTGTAAACGGTTTGTAAATTGAATTAAAAGTGATTTCATTTCAGAATCTCCACCTTGAACTTTTCTTTTTGTTAATTCAGGTGTAATATGACCTGCCGTAAATCCACCAAAAGAACCATCCGCGTTTGTAGATAATATCCAGTTTCCAGCTTCATCACCTATGATTAAATCCCAACCTTTAAAAGATTGTAATTTATTCATTTGACGATAAAATTCGTGTCCTTCTTCAAACATTAATTTATATTCTGGTAAACCTTTAAGGTTTAGTCTTTTAACGCCACTTGCGTTAGTTGAATACGCGTCCTCGGATGATACATCCTCGAAAGATGATGCACCAATTAAAGGCACAATTGTTCCTTGTTGAATTAAAGGAGTTAAATATGCAACATTAAAAGTTGTTGTTGCTGGTATTTTCGTTCCTTTTCTAAGCAACAATGCGTTAGTGGGTGTGCCAAATAACGACAAGCACCCTAATTTTCCTGTATTAGCGGTATCCGTACCGCCACAAGCTATTTTATTAGCTATATTTACTATGTCCATTTCTATTGTTTTATAAGAGATTCTATAATCCCTTTATTAATTAAATATTCAAAACTATCTTTATCGATAGCATCATACTTGCTTCCTTTTGGAATAAGTTTATCCTTCTTTTTAAAATTGCCACTTAAAACAATCCCAACGTATTTACTTTTTTTCCTTACGTTTGTTTTAATTTTACTTTTCTGTTCTTTCATAATTAAAATCTTATATTTTTTAAACAATCATCAGTTATAGTTAAATCTAAATCTACTTTTAATGCGTCCCATATAAAAATTCCAGCGTGTTCATCGGCTGACTCGTTATCCGAATAATTAGGATATTTAGTAAGTTCGAATTCCTCGTTGTAACTTGTAATGTTTGCCCTTATAAATAACTTGTTAATGTTATCTAATAAAGGAAAAAGAACTTTATTAAAAGTTTTATTCATCCTTTCAACGTTTCCCATAGACGCGTTTGTTTGCGTTGCTAAGATTAAACTTAATCCATTAACGGTAACATTCGTTTTGCTATGATTTTCGCCATAAGGATAAAGTAGCCAAATTAAAGGATATGGTGTTCGTGTTCTATCGGTATGTTTAATTTTCAAAAAAGCATTTAACTCTTTCTTATCCCCATAACCAAAAATTGGAGTTAATCTCATATTACCATTAACGGAAACAGATTCTGGTAGGCATTTAAACATTTCTGCTAACCTTTCCTCTACCTTAATTACGTTTTTAGTATTTGACATTATATTCCGAATTGATTGGTTTCATTTAAAATATGTTCCGTTGGTTCAAACTTATTATAGTAAGTATCGCCATTGGCTTTATTCATATCCTCAATGAACTTATAAAAACTAATACCCCTATTTTTTTCTTTAACTTTATAATCAACACCTAATATATATCCATCACTGTTATGAATATAATGAGGATGTGGATAATCATAACGCGTCAAAGAATAATGATAATATCCACCTTGTGCCATTTCAACAAATTTGCGCCAAGCTTTAATTACTTTTTGCGTTGGAGTTACGGTTTCAGAGTTTTTGGCAACGGGTATTTGATTTCCTACACTTGAACGGGTGATGTAAGAATTACATTCATAGTGATAATACACATAATATGCCAATAGACTTCTATCTATGAAACCACCGCTTATCGATGCGAATCTTAAACCTTTCCATTGAACAATGTTTCCATCTTCATTAGTGTATTCGTGACCATTTAATAATCTATCCCATTTAGTGTCCGCGCCAACAATTAAACCATTTTCCTTTGTTGAATCTAAATTAGACATAAACTCTTTGGCTAATAAATAACCAAGGCAAGTGATAAGACATTCTTCCTCGTATTCAATAATAAAATCCTTTAACTCGCTATCTATACTTAGGACATCCTCACTTATGTCGCTTTTAGCGTTAGGTAAATAAATTTCATTTTTGTAAAAATTAGATTGGGTTATCATATCACTTGCTATTAATTATTTAACTTCTTTACAAAGTCCTTTACCGATTAAAGAATTTGCGGTGCTAACGTGATATTCTACAATATCACCTTTTTTGTAACTACCAAGTTCTTTTAAAAATTCTATTTTTACATTTCCTTTTATAATTTCCTCAGCACTTACTTTAACTACCCCACTTTTCGATGTTATTGGTTTTGGTTTTGCCATTTTTGATTGTTTAAAATTAAAATTAATAATTATGCTGCAGTAATCGCTGCTTGAACAGTAGCAATATCATCATAGATAAACGCTTGTTTGTCTAATTCTTTAACAAACTGGAAGTATCTTGATTCACCAACCATTGTAAACATATTTGTAATAAATTGGTCATTAATCCAACCCATTCTAATAGAAAAAGGAACGTAGTTAATTACATTCATCATTTTCATATCAGCTACAAATATTTTTCCTGCTGGTATCTTTTCCCAAGGCTTGATTGTTACTCCACCAATAGAAACTTGGTTAAATAATCCCGCTTGTGGGTAAAGTGGTAAACCTTGATTATCCTTTGCTCCAACTAATTCTAAGAAAAAGTCAATAGGGTTAATCATTACAACATTAGGCATATAACTTGATTCGTCCGTGTAGTTGTGTGTTCTGTAAATATCAGTAATACAAGCATTAACTACATCCATAAAGTTAGATGTTCCAGCAGGGAATTTATTAGCCATTCCCGTTGAAACAAAAGTACGACCAATAACGGTAGCACCTGATGGTAATCCCGTTGTTCCCGCTCCAAAATATAATTGGTTTGCTTTGAATAAGTTGTGCTTTTTAACAAGGTAACTGTTTGCAACAGATTCTAAACGTGCAACATCCGTTACCGCTTCTTCTGTTAAAATTTCGTGAGCTGCAATTTTAAATGGTTCAGCAAAACGATTTACCCAATTAAAATCAATTTGTGGCTTAGTTGTTCCCTCCGCTACAAATGAATAATCTCCATCTTTTGGTTGTAATTCCGTGTAAGAATAAACTGGACTTGATGATGAACTTACATTTGCAAGACTAACTAAAACATCGTCATTACGTAAATTCATTTCCCCTAAATTGTTGTGCGCAACAGCTGGGAATTGTACTGGGTCTGTTCCATTACCAGTTGTAATAGTAGCAGCAGCTTTAGGTGTGAATTCAATTGAACCACTTCCGCTATCAAACATTTTTTTAATTTCACTCCCTTTTTCAATTAGGAATTCTCTAAATTGTTCTTGATAGCCTTTTAATTCTACTTTTTCTTGTGAAGCAATAAAAGCTTCTAAAGTGTTACCACTTTTTTCAATAGCATCAGTAAGATTTAATAATTCTTCTTTTGTTGCTCCGTTTTTTTGTGCCGTTGCTAAATCGTCTTGTACAGACTTGAATTTATCATCAAGCATTTTTTGAATTTCTTCTGGTTTCATTTTTCTTAAATTTATTTATTAATTTATTTTATGATAGTGTGTCTTTACGGCTATCATTATTATGATAGAGTGTTTTATTAACGGCTCTATTATTTATTTAACCATTCCTTAATGGCATCTATTTCTTTTTGTTCATCACTTAATATTGTTTCAGACTTTACATCAACCGTAGGTGTAAAACCATTTGAACCCATTACAACCGCGGAACCTTCGATTACTTTTGCTTCTGATACAGCCCAAAAATAATTGTCTTTTTCTAATTCTACTTTATTTGCAATAATAGGATATACTTTATCCCAAACTTCTTTTTCTTCTTTATATTCTTCGTCTTCAGAATTTATAGCTAAAGCAAGTTTTACATAACGCATACCAACAGAATGATTGTCAACGTTTTTGTCCATATACTCTTTAAACATATCGTTGTTTCTTTTTTGCTTAACAACGGCATCAAAAGTTAGCGCTTCCGTTTTGCCTTCAAAATCAAAACCTAAAGATTTCCAAGTTACGGAATTAACAGAAACATCTAAATCCTCTTTATCCGCTATAATAGTTTTAAAAGACATTTGATGTTCTTGCAAAAATTTTATGTTTTTATTCTCGGAAATTGATTTATTCCAAATACCATTAAGATGAACGTCTTTATGACTATCAACTACATTTGTAGTATTTATAATAGCTCTAACTTTAATAGATGTTTTGTTTTCATCATAATCAGTTAATTGCTTATTTGCAAAATGTTCTAAATGTGGTGTATTACAAGTAATTGAATCAGCTTTTTTAAACTCATTCTTTTTTGCATATAATATATCCTCCTTATTTTCTAAAAGAAATTTAAACAATTCCTTTCCTTTTAATTCTTTAGGTATATCCATAACTATTTATTTACTTGTTTGTTTTTTTCAACTATAACTAAACGTTTTTTCAATTGTTCAATCATTTTTTCATCACCACCTTTTGATATAGTTTGCTTTAAATTAGTAATTACTATTTCCTTGTTGTCCATTATTTTCTTGTGTTTCAATTGGATTTAATACAGTGTCTTTTGGTAAACCAGCCATTTCTAAAGCTTGTTCATCGGGTATTCCTGCTAAACGAGCATCGCTTAAAGCTTTCATTTGCTTGCAAGTATTTTCGTATTGAACAGTTAAAGATGGCAACATAACGGGTAAATGATTGTATGTTCCATTTAATTCGTAATTATCAGATAATAAAGAAGATATTGTTTTAATGAAGCTATTTAATGTAGGCATCATTTCATTTTGAATATAGCTAATTAATGATGCGTTTGCATTTTTATATGTAGATTTTGCCCCACTTATAGAATAAACATCATTAGGTATGTGCAATGCAGTAAATATAACTGCTGCATCCGTTTTTGTGCCTTCATCATAACCTAAATCTCTTGCTATAATATGCATACTCTGCCATTTCAAATTTGATTTAGTTACAATACCTCTTTTCTTATTCCAACCAACACCGTAATTATTGTTCCAACGATTTTCAACCGCTTCTTTTTCATCTTTACCTAAAGGAAAACCATCTTTTTGACCAGATATTAATTCCTTACCGTTAGATTTTATAATAATAGATTTAGCTTTTGCCATATCTATTGTGTTTGTTAATGTTTGTTTTAAACCATCTAATCTTGAAGAAACAACAAATGGATTGTCGTTAAGATAGTTTGGCAAATCATAAAAGAATAATAAGTCTTTTAATTTTATATTTAAATCCTCACCATCCTCATCGTATTTAATAAATGTATTTAAATATTCTTCTTTCTGTGATGCGTTTTTAAATTTTCCTTTATCTAATGTATCTGGGAAGTCTATTTTAGAATAATCTAAAACATATAGAGAATTAACGGATTGTGTTAATATGTTTTTTTTTGCATATAAAACACCAACACCATTTGCTATTTGTGTAAATAATAAACTTTCTAATAAATCAGGAAGAGTCTGATTCATATTAGGCTTTTGCAATAAAGCCAACATTGGATGGTTAGGAGCGTCAGCACCGTTGTTAACTCTGCTTATTTTAAATTCAGCTTGTGAAAATAATTTACAAACAAATAATAAAGCTGGTGTTAATAAAGGATGTGTTTGTGCTATTAAAAGGTTGTTTTTTGGGCTATACCAACCATTGGCACTTGTATAATCGTAAAAGCTATCACCTCTTTTATTCCTCGTATATATAGGAAACTGCCAATTTAATCCAAATAAACCCATTTATAAAATTTAATCGCAAAGTTAGTATAAATTTTTGAATTTACAACTTTTTATTTTTATAAGGTTTTTTTTTTAATAATTCATTAAAATTTATAATATTTTTTTAATTAAATTTTTAAATTCATCTAAAGTTCTAACTATACTATATTTAAAGTTTTGTTTTTCCATAAGCAATTGCCATAGCCTTTGGTCTTTGCTTTGTGTTCCTTTTAAAGTTTTTAATTCAATATGATAAGTGTTATTATTATAGTATAAAACTAAATCTGACCTACCCTTTATAATACCAAGCGATTTATTTATTTTTGCACGTCTAACACCAATAGAATTATTGTTATTATAACATAAACAACCTCTTAGCTTTGGATAAGAATTATGAAAAAAAAACACTATTTCTTGCTGTAATCTTGATTCGCTTTGCATAATTCTAAATAATACTAAATAATAAATATATTATTCCTAATGGAATAAGAAATGCAATAGCACAAGCTAACTGTTGACCCATCCAAAAACACAATTCTAAGTAAGTTTTTAAAAACTTTTTCATTTATATGTATTTAACTATTAATAAAGGCAATAAAGGTAATAATGTAAATATAATATCTTTTATGCTTGGCGGTGTTTTAAAAGTATATGCCCATGCAATCTCTTTTCCCGCTGCAATAAAAAACATAAAACAAATTACTTGATACATAGGTAGATAAACTACCATTGGGAACGCTATAAATGTTCCAAATATAAAGTGTAATAAATAGTCTTGTCTTAAATTTTCCGATAATTTTACAAATAAATTCTGTAATAAATTAATTATTTTTTTCATTTTTATTGTATTTATGTTTAATTGTTTCTTGTGTGCAATATGCTATCGACAATGATATTGTTGATATTATTATTAATGCAAATATAAATTTTAAAAATTCTTTCATTATTTTCTAAATATTAAGATATTTTGATGTATCTTAACTAACTTTTTTGATTTCATATTTCCATTTGCCCTCATACTTGCCGATGCTATTGAATTTAATAAAATCCCCTCATTATAATAATGCAACCCCGCTTTCTTAAAAGCTTTTATTGTATCGGGTACAAATCCAATGTAATTTCCTTTTTTATCACGAACCTCACCAACTACAAATATAGCGTATCCTTCATCTTTAAGCAAATTACAACTTTTATTAATTATTTCCTCATACGCTTTCATAAATTTTTCATAAGGCATATTTGATATATCACCATCCATATCCGAATATACTTCTAAATCCGCATAAGGTGGGCAACTAAATACTAAATCATATTTATTGGATTTCATTTCATCTAATACTAAATTAGAATCACCTACATACCATTGTGGCTGATTGTTTGCACTTAATATATCTAATGCTTGTTCCCTATTTGAATCCACTTGTTCCTGTCTAATATCTATACCCGTATATTTAAAATCTAAGTAATTTGCAACAATTCCCCTAACCGAACCACCCGCAAACGGGTCAAGTATTGTTCCGCCTTTTGGAACAAACCAATGATATAAAACCTCACATAAAGCTGGGTCAAAAATACTTGTGTCGCTTGGTAACTTATGACCTTTTAAGCCTTGTTCCCTTTTTTTATCCGCCCAATCTTTCATATTAAAAGTAGTTGCATCCCTACCAACTTCCGATTTCATACCTATTCTTTTCCATAGTTTTTTTCGTCTTTGCCAATTTCCCGATTTAGTATCTAATATCGAAAATGGTGGCTCTATAAACTTTTCCCTTAATAATGGATTAGTCACTACAACCTCACCAAACAAATCTTTATTTTCCATTATATTTCTATTTTAATGTTATGTAATACTTTCATTATATCATCGTCAATTTTTACGTGTTTGACAAACGTTCCATTATCCTCCCTTAATTCAACTTGTTTGATAACTAAATCATTTCCGTATATAGTAGGTTTTAATCTTATGTTCTTTAATTTTATATACATATTAAAAAGGTAAATCGTTATTATCTAAATTATCAACCGCATCATCTAATTTTTCATTTTCTACCTCAAACCAAAAACATTGTCCTACTCTATTATTTTCCATTTCACCTACGTGTGATGTGTAGCTTATCTTTTTACCGCTATGAAAAACAATACCCTCATCCCTAAGTGTAATTAATAATTTATGTAAATAGTTTCTTGTAACTAAATTGTTAGACCTAAACCATCTATCTTTAATATCCGATGCGTTAAAGTATATTTCACTAAGACCCCTTGTTTCCGCTAATTCCGTTAACTCATTAGATAATAAATATAATAATTCTTTTTGTGTGCTATTTTTACTTTCCTTTTGAACTTCCGCAAGACCCGATGTTTTTATTTCATCTGGATGAAACCACATCCTTGAACGCTTTTCTTTTATAGGCATATCTTGTAGTAATCTTAAAAAGAATGGAATTTCTTCCTTTAAATCTTCCGATATATTATGATTTCCCTTACCTTGCAAGGTTGGTATATTGTTAACCCAAAATCTAATTTCCTCCGAATCAACCTTTAAGAAAGAATCTGGCGAATTTGTCATAATAAATATCTTACCATAAAAATCAACAACATATTGTTTAACTCCTTTAGGATTTACTAATAATTTTTCCGTTGTGCTTATTCTTTTAATTTTATTCACTAACTTGTGCGATTCGTCTTGTGTTTCCTCAATCGTTATAAGTAACTTTTCCGCAAAGAAATGATTAAAATCGTTTTTCATATCCTCTAAACCAAGCGATACGTGATTGTCACCGAAAATATCATTCATCCAATTACTAAATGTAGTTTTACCCGTTTGCCTTTCAACCGATGCTAATACGGTAATAGGTAACATTTGTTTTGGTTTACACCATAGTATTTGAACAAGTTCCAATCCTAACTCAAATTGATTCCCATAAATATGTTTCATCATAGAAATAGACCACTTTATTCTTTCATCATCTAAACCCTTAAAATCATCACCATCGTAAGCAACATTCTTCGGTCTATGATATGTGTTTAACATATTACCAACCGATTCCTTATAGTTAATGTTATTCGGGAAAACTCCAAATTTATCATACGACCTTATAAAATCAAAAACATCTTTACCATAGTCTTGACGAATTTCCGCTTTATTAAATCCAATCAACTCCTTGTCCGCTAATACTTTAAAGTATTCGGATGCAACTCGTATGTAAGGTATTTTTTCTTTGTTAATTAATAAATCAATGCCGTATATAGTAGAAAAGGTACGACCATCGTATTTGAATTCGTTAAGTAAATCAAATGCTGAATAAGTTTTCTTGTTGTTTAATAATATAAGTAGGTTTAAATCACTTTTCCATTCCGCAAGCTCTATGGAATTATTTAATTCATAGGTAAAATACCTATTTTCGGAATTTTCCGTTGCTTTCGGCTGTCTTTCCTTTATATTTTTGTCATTATTTAACCAAACGCCAATTGCGTGGTTTTGATGCTTTTCATTATAACACCTTATTAAATTTTGTTCCATACCACAAAAAAATCCCGTATATTTAAGAAGTAGTGGTTCTTATCAACGGGAGTTTATTTAAAAGTTTTTTTTTGTTGCCACTACTAACATATAGGCAAATATAATATATTTTTGTTAAACCAACTAATTTTTATCTATTTTTTTTATGAGAAAACTTAACCAAATACTTTTTATCCATATTATTTATTTTTAACAAATGTACGAAAACATATATGACAATAAAAATAATACTTACTAACTCCCCCTCCCCAAAAACCAAAACCGAGGCAAAGGCAATTTTAAGGCAACCGTGTAACTTACTTTAACACAACCACTTCGCTCGACATTTTTGCCCTTGCCCCAAAAACACAAAAAAAACCCACGCCACAAAATACCCATTTATCCCAACTTTTTCTGTTTCTCAAAAAAAAAAAAAAAACAGAGGCAATAAGGCTAAACCCCAATAAACACTATTTGCCCCACTACATTGCCTCACTTCACGATTCAAAACCGAGGCAACCTACTCAAGAAACAGCATTAAAGCCAATAA